GATTTAATGTTATTATTAATGGAACCTACTATGTATATGATTATAGCTTTTGCAGAAAAAGCAGGTATACAAGACTATGTTACTTATGAAGGTGAACAAGATGACCCTGAAGACGAGGATGAACAATTAGCAAATGTTGAAGAAGCTATTAATATTGCTCAAAGTAGAGTAGTATCTAAAGTAAAGTCTGGAGCATTACCTAGAGATATAGAAGAAAAATTAAAAGAATTTACACCTCCAGCACAACCAAGTTTATTAGAAAAACCAAAAACAAGCGAACCAGAAAGTTTATTAGGTAGAGAGGAATAATATGGCAATAGAACAATTAGGTGAATCTTTATTAGCTCAAGCTAAAAGTAGAAGAAAAAAAGAAGAAAAGAAAGGTAAAATTTTTGGTGCTGTTCTTTTGGGTTCCCAAATAGGAAACATGTTTTTACGTAAACAAGCTCAAAAAAGAGCTGATGAATTTTGGAAAAGTAATATAGGTTTAATAAATCAAAGAGCTAATCAATTTGATATGGGTGTTACATGGATGATTAACCATGATAAAATGTTAAATACATATGGTAAATCTAAAGACCCTTCAACAGGAGAAAATTGGATAAGTGCTTTTGATAGTATGAAATTAAAACAATATCAAACTTCTCCAGAATATTCAGATTTATACAACAAAGACCAACAAGCTTTTAACGAAATTGTAATGCCTAAATTAGAGGATGATAGGAAAGCTTATAGACAACAGCTTGAAGCTTATTCAGATTTTAGAAATATTAGAAGTAAAGATGCAAAAACTAAAGCAGCTTATGAAAATTCATTAAGAAATAAACTTCAAAAAGGTGTTGACCTTATTAGTGAACAAGATAATGTTGGGGGTTGGTTATTTAATAAAATAGGTTTAAATCCTAGACCTTCTGCTGAATTAGTTCCTTTAAAAGATGAAAAAGGAAATGTAGTAAAAGATTTAGAAGGAAATATTAGCATGGTTCCTGAAGGTTTATCTGCTCAAATTAAATCAGATATAGTTTCTTCTGTAACTAAGACAATGTCAAACTTTAATAAGATACAAAATGCAGTAGGAGTAAGAGATAAATTTACAGATATTGAAATAAAATCTTTAACTCCTAAAACAAAATTTAAACCAACTGTTGAGCCAGATAGAGAGATTTCAAAAATATATAATGTTGTTTCTGGAATAGAAGACGAAACAGATACTTTAAAAAGAAGTGATTTTAAAATTACATTAGGTAAAGGAGAAATAACAGTACAAGATTTTTTAAATGAATTTGAAAAAAGTAAAGGTGATGTATTAGAAACAAATGAATCTTTAACAGATGCAGAAAAAAACCAAGTTTATTTAGATGCTTTAAAATTAGCTGATTATAATTATAAATTGTATTTGGCAAATGCAAAAGAAAAAGGAGTGGGTTCTTTATCTTTGCCTGAAGGAGGTAAAAAAACTTTCTTTGATGAAGCATTAAAAACTGTTATACTTGGAGATTTTAATTATCAAGTTGGTGGTTGGAGAAAAGATGAGCCTAGAGGAGTTTATAAAAGACAAACTATAAATAATTTATTTAATTTAATTACAAATAAAGAAGATATAACTATAGAAACTTCAGCATCTGGTAAAGATGAAACTATTTCTGTAGATTCTAATGTTGTGTCTAGTGTAATTTCAACTGAAGATGCAATCAAAGAAAAAAATAATATTAATAGATTTACAACTCCTGAAGATGTTATAAATAATTTTAAAAATACAATAATGTCTAATCCTCAATGGAGTAAATCTTCTCCTGAAATTAAGTCAGAAGTAATAAAAAATATTTTAGAAGATTATCCTGAAATGTCTGAAGTTTTAAGTAATCAATTTTTAGATTTAATGATTACTGATATGAAACAAAGAGGGGAAGTAGACGATACTAAAGTTACAGATATGAAACAACGAGGAGAAGTAGACGATACTAAAGTAACTACTTTTGGTTCTATCCTTGATAAAGATTTTAGAAAACCTTTTGAAGAAGAAAAAGAAAAACAAGAACGTGTTCCACTTTTAAAAGTTTTAGGTCTTGATAAAGAGTCTGTTAAAAATAGAATTATTAAACAAGCTGAAGATTTTGTAAGTGGAAAACGTACTATTTTTTCTGCTAAACAATTTAATGATTGGTTAGAAGAAACAAAAGGAATTAAATTTTATAAAGTTAAAAAAGAAGATAAACCTGAACTTGTTAGAGAATTTTTAGAATTTTTAAAAAATAATTAATAATAATTATGTCAATTAATAATACTTCTTATGATGCTAATTACTTCTTAAATCTTTTTAACGAAGAAACTGAAGAAGAAAAAAGAAAGCGAGAAGAAGAAGAAAGAAGAAAACAAGAACAAAATATTGCTGAATTGATTCGTGATGAAGATGTTGAGTTATTAAATTACGAAGGCAAAAAAGAAAAACTAGAACCTATAGAAACGACTGAGGCAGTTCCTGTTCCTGTAATTCCTCAAGTTAAAAAAGAAGAAGAGTTCAATGCTTCTTATTTTTTAAATCAATTTAATGCAGGTTTAATAGAAGAGCCTGTACCTGAAGATGCCGATATGCCTACTGTTGCACAAAGAGTAGAATTAGGTACTAAACTAGAACGTCATACCCTTGGAAATCTTTTTAGAACTGTTAAGGCAGGACTAGCTACTGTTGGAAATAATAAATCTTTTCAAGATAATATAAAAGAAATAGAAGAAGAAAGAAAAGAAAAAATATTCCAAACTATGAAAGAAAAGTATGGAGTAGAATTTAAAGAATATCAAGATGATATAGCTACAACATCTGGAAGAATGATTACTGCTGTAGCTGACCCTGTAACATTTTTTATACCTTGGGCAAAAGTAGCTAAACTTGGAAAGCTTGGTGCAACTGGTGTAGGTGCTGGTATAGGTGCTGCAGATATGGCATTATATGAATATTCTGCATATGGAGAAGTAAATCCTAACAATGTTTTATTTGGAGCTACTGCAGGTGGAGCTAGTTCTTTATTAGGTTCTGTACTTGCAAATAGATTTAAGTCTGTAGAAGGTGATGAAATTGTTGTAAAGAAAGTTGGTGAAGATGGTAAAGAAATGGTTTTTAAATCATCTGTTAAAGATGAACCAACTATAAATTTAACTGCTAAAGAAACTGATGATTTAGATGACGTTGTTACAAAAATAACAAAAGAAAAACTTCCAGTTATAAAAGAAATGGAGGGGTCTCTTGTAATAAGAAATTTATATTTAAAAGCAAGAAATGACCAACAAGCATATTTAAAAGCTGTAGAAGATAATACAAAATTTAATCCTAAAACAAATCAATTAGAGTTTGATTTTATACCTCAGTTAGATGTAAAAAACAAAGTTAAGTTAAGCCCTACAAAATTAAAAAATTTAAAAAAGAAACATGATGAAGCTACAGATTTTTTAAAAAATGATATGTATGACTTGATGGAAAAATATGCTAAAGGTCAAACTGAATTAATTGATGGAACTTTAAAAACTTTAAGTACAAAAAGTCAATATGAATTAACAGATAGTTTAATGCAAAAAGTTTTATATGAAGGTTTTAGACCTTTGTTTGGAGGAGGAGTTGGTTTTGCTGCAGGAACTTTTATAGGTGATGAAGACGATACATTAAATTATACTTTAATGGGTGCTGGTATGACTTTTGGTTTTGTTTACAATAGAGTTAAAGCAGCAGATTATTTAACAGCAGGTCAAAAAAATAAAGCTTTTGGTCTTATAGAAAACGAATCAGCTAGAATGTTACATAACTTTTTAAAAGTAAAAGGTTCTGGAACAACTGTTAATAGATTAATAAATCATGGTGGAGAGCTTGAAATAATAGGTAGAAATTTGTTTCATGTGTCGGATAGTAAATATAAAAATATTATAGGTGCTGAAGAAGCTTCTGATTTAATGACTAATATTTTTAGTAAAAGAATTTTTGATGTTGTTCAAAATGCTACCGAAGCAGAAAGAATAGCAGCAACTAAAATTATTACACAAATAAGAACTCGTGCAGAAATTAAAAATACTAAATTGTTTAATGATAAACAAATGAAAAATATAGATAGTTTAGTAGCTAATGGTAGATTATTTGGTAGAGAGATAAATGGATATGTAGAGGGTGCTGGAGTAACTTATAAAAAAATAGACAATTATGATTTACCACAAATTTATAGTATTGAAAAAGTTTTAGCTGATTCTGGAGAAACAAAAAGAATTGTAAAAGAAGCATTAAAAGCAGAATTTCCTAAATGGGATGATGTAGCTAAAAGAAAAGTATCAGATTATTTAGATGAAGAAGTAAGTAGTTTAGATAAAGCAGCTACAAAAATTTCAGAAACTATTTCAGGTTTTGGAAGAGTTAGCATGTTTGAAGGTGCTAATTTTTCTAATGGTAGATTAGGTAATTTTGGAGGCATACCTCAACTAAAAAATTATAAAAAAGAAAGAATATTTAAAAGTTTAGAAGCTAGAAGAAAACTAGAACCTCTATTAGAACAAGACTTAGCAAAAGTATTAGATACTTGGGTAACTAATACTACTAAAGGAGTAGAGTTTGCTAGAAAATTTGGTGAAAATGGAGAGTTAATTTTTCAATTAGAAAGAAGTCTAACAAAAAAATATCAAGATGGTTTGATAAATAAAAAAGAATATATTTCTAAAATTAAATTGCTAGGTAAAAGTATAGATGCGTATTATGGTGTATTACATAAAAGTGCTACCGACCCTTTTCAAAGTAATTTAAGTAAAGATGGTTTTGCTTTACTTACATTCTTATCTAATACAACTATGTTACCTCGTTCTATTATACCTACTTTAGGAGACTTATTGCAGCCATTACAAAACAGTGATATAAATTCTGCATTAAGAGGATTTTCACAAGCTTGGAAAAAAGATAATATTGCTAATAAATATGGTATAGGTGGTAAAGGAAGATTTGGGTATGCAGGTGCTACAGATTCTGGAAGTACAGTAACTAAAGATATAGAAGCAGCTTTTTCAGGAGTTCATCCTACAACTACTTTTCAAAGAGCATTAGGTGAATGGACAAAGAAATTTTTTAAATTTAATTTAATGGCTCCTACTACTAACTTTGCAGATAAAGTAGCTTTTAGTACAGGTATTGATGAAGTATTTAATCTTGCTAAAACTATTGGTAAATCAAAAAAAATTAGCAGAGCTACAAATGCTAAATTAAAATATTATGGAATTAGTAAAAAAGAAATACAAAACTTAAATAAATTTAAAAGTATAGAAGAAGCTTTAAAAGACGAAGTAGCTGAAAATACTTTAGTTAAAGTAGGAAATAAAGGTAGAAAAAGAGATGTTTTACTTCCCGGTGTTGGTAATAGAATGTTATTTTCTCAGAGTAGCAATCCCGGAGTAAGGTCTATAGGATTATTTTTATCTTGGGCTTCATCCAAAGTGGGTCAAATGAATGGACTTATACAAAGAGTAGAAGATGGAGATTTAAAATTAGCAATTAAAATGCTAGGAACTATAACAATATTTGGTGGTTTAAGAGAACTTCAAATTATGTTTAGTCCGTCAAAAGAATATTATGAGAAACACGAACCTGAAAATTTTAGTGCTAAGTGGTGGGGACAAGCTATGGGATTATCAGGAGCTATAGATTGGAGAATAGAAAAACTTTCAAGAATATTTTCACAGTGGGCTGGTAATAGCTATGGTAGTACCACGGGAGCAATAACTCCATTGATAGGAGAATTAGAAAAATTAACTACAGGAGTAGGCAAAACTGTTAAAAATTTAAAAGCTGGTGATTATGAAGGTGCAGGTGTATCAACTTTAAAAACTTTACCACTGGGAAGTGAATTAGTAACTTATACTAATGAAGTTTCAAAAGTTTTAACAGGAGATGAACTGTTAGAAGATAAACCAAATGTACAAGAAGCTGCTTATGACCCAGTAAGAGGATACGCAACAGGCGGATTAGTAGAAGGTAAAGATGACGTACCGTACACAAAAGAAAACCCAGCAGATAGAGTTGACCCTTTTACAGGACAACCTTACTCAGCACAAATGAAGGAGTTAGGATTAGATGTTTTTCAAGAAAGATAATAAAATGGATATAGAACTTTGCAAAGCTGAAATAAAGCGACACGAAGGTGAAGTGTTAGAAATTTATATGGATAGTCTAGGCTATAAAACT